GCCATTGGTTCACCAGACTGATACTCTTCAGGAGGTTGGTCATAGGACGGTGGTCCAGGCACCAGACCTCCTGTGTCTGCGATTCCCATCCCAGGCATTATTTGACTGAGCCCCCATTTCATCTGTCCTTCGGATATGGGTGGTTCCGCACTCGGTGGATCGAATTTATAATTAGGCAAATAACCGTAGTTTGCTAGATTAAGTGGCATTGTGTTTTTCGGTTCTGCCATGGCTCAGGTGGTGATCCTATATGTGAGAAAATTTTGCAAAAAAATTATAATATATGGGTGTCTGAGTATAGTGTAGTACACTAAGGTCAAAAAGTAAAATCTAGTTGGAACGTCTCTTTAAAACCGACACATTAGCTAACGCTAATATGGTGTCCGTTAAGGGGGGTGGGGGGTTACATGAAAAAACACCCTAGGAGGATCCCAGCAGACTGCTGCTGCTTACATCTCAGGCTGACACCGAGCAAACAGTACAGTGAGACCATAACACCGAGCAAACAGGGGAGTTGCGGAGCCTTAATTAATTAAAAATAAAAGTAAATAAACCTTTACTTTTATATACTTTTAGGATACACTTATACCTAAGTTTAAGTTATAAGGTACTTAAATTTACTACTACTAATAAACCTTAAAGGTAATAAGTAAAATGTCAAAAACTACTACTAAAACTAAAGCTCCTAAAATTAACCTCGGCGGTTTACCTGCTAAAGCTGTGTATACTAAAACGGGTAAATTAGCCCGCGCTGCTCATAACGCTGAGCGTCATGCGTTATATAGCGGTAAAACGGTTGCGGAAATACTAAGTATCAAGCCTACCGTTATGACCCCCGCTGATATTAAGTACGACGCTAAGTTAGGCTTTATTACCCTAGAAATATAGGGTAAGGCTAACGGGGCTGCGGTAAAACGTAGCCCTTTTTTACGCCCATAATCTATAGGTTCAGATCTGAATAAGAACTATTTATGACTAGACTTAGACTGTGACTATGTATACTGGTCCGTGGTCGATGGACTCGTATTGTTTACAGACAAATAGAGTTTACAGACGTTTACAGAGGATAACTGTTCAGATCTGACTAACGCGCGCAAAAAGATGGGGGACCGTAGTCCCCCTAAATACTATTCTTCAATAGTAATAAAGCCCGTTTTTAAGTCGTACTTAATATCGGCAATTGTCATACGGGTAGGTTTTAA